GTGCATTTGAAGAAGAAGTAATGCTATCCGGTTTCGGTACAGCGCAAGTAAAACCAGAAGGCACAGGCGTAAATTACGACGATGCTACTGAGTCTTTCACTGCGAGATACACTCACGAAACTATAGCACTTGCTTTTGCGATTACTGAAGAAGCAGTAGAGGATAACCTTTACGACACAATCAGTTCTCGTTACACAAAAGCACTAGCTCGTTCAATGGCTAACGCAAAACAAGTAAAAGGTGCGAACGTATTAAACAATGCGTTTGATTCATCTTTCACTGGTGGAGACGGCGTAGAATTATGTTCTACTGCTCACCCATCAACTGGCGGAACTATTTCAAACGAACTAGCAACATCTGCTGACCTAAATGAAACATCTTTAGAGCAAGCACTGATTGACATTGCTGGATTAACTGACGATAGAGGATTAAAAATCGCTCTAAATGGTCAAAAGTTAATCATTCCAGTAAACCTTCAGTTCACTGCTGAAAGATTGATGAAATCTGGTCAAAGAGTTGGTACTGCTGATAATGATATCAATGCTGTCGGTAGCATGGGGATGATTCCTCAAGGTTATGTAGTGAATAACTACTTAACTGATACAGATGCATTCTTCATTAAAACTGATGCACCAAACGGATTAAAACACTTCCAAAGAGCGCCAATTTCCACTAAGATGGAAGGCGATTTTGAAACTGGAAACGTTAGATACAAATCTAGAGAAAGATACTCATTCGGGTTCTCTGACTTTAGAGGTATCTTTGGTTCACCGGGAGCATAATTACTCTTAACTTGTGGGGGATTCATACCCCCACAAGACAACTAGGATAAATGGTTATACCGACTGCCCTAGCAGACGCTCGTAGAGATGGTATAACTTTACTTACGAGGTAAAAATGGGTACAACAACTTTTTCTGGTCCAATACTAGAAGGAAAAGACGGCGTAAATATTGAAACTAAATCTTCAAATTACACTGTAACAACAGCAGATTCTGGAAAAACTCTTTTAAGTGGAACTGATGGAGTAGTATTTACACTACCAGCTATTGCTATAGGATATTCTTTTAAATTTGTAAATACAGCACCAGATGGTCAAAACACTTTAACAATTAGTCCAAACGCTTCAGATGGAATCACTTATGCGGGTTCTTCTACTGATGATAAAGACTTAATCAATACAAAAGCAACTTCTAAACAAGGTGACTATGTTGTTATTTCATCACTTGATGGAGTAGTAGCATGGCAAGTTACTCAAGTTAGAGGTACATTTGCTAAAGAAGCATAATAAATTAAATGTGGAGCTAACGCTCCACATTATTAATTAGGAGATAATATGACTAATGTAAAAGCAAGTGTTGCACTAACATCAGATGGTAGACTGCAAGGTTTTGTAGGTGGAAGCGCTACAAATCTTGGTTCAATAAGAATAAAATCTATTCAATGTCAATCAAGTGCGGCAGACGGTGAAGTAAAAATTTATGATAATACTTCCGCGGCTGGTGATATTAAAATTCATTTAAAATGGGGTACTGCAGCGAATGAACCTTTAACTATGAATTTTGATGGAGATGGTGTAAGATTTGAAACGGCTGCTTTTGTCGACGTTACAAACTGTGATTTTGTAGTAGCTTACTATAACTAAAAATGATATCGAGGTCCTCCATGCCAAAACAATTAACAGGTCGTCAAAAAAAGACGATGAAAAAACATTCAAAGCACCATACAAAAAAACATATGGCGTCTATGACAAAGGCGATGAAAAAAGGTAAAACTTTTACTCAAGCACATAAAAAGGCGATGAAAAAAGTAGGTAAGTAATGGCGACGTCCGGAACTAATACCTTTAATTTAGATGTAGATCAAGTTATTGAAGAAGCATTTGAAAGATGTGGAATCAATTCTAGATCTGGTTATGATTTAAAAAGCGCAAGACGTTCACTTAATATTATGTTAGCTGAATGGGCTAACAGAGGTATTAATCTTTGGACTGTTGAGCTTAGGACATTAACACTAACAGGTAGTACAACAAGTTATACACTTGACAGTGACTTGGTTGATATACTTGAAGCAGTTTTATTTAAAACATCAGATACTACAACAGATATCGAAGTTGATAGAATAAGTCGTGCTGAATATTTAAATATTTCTACTAAATCTAGTGAAGGTACACCTGTACAATACTTTTTGGAAAGAGGAGCATCTACTCCTACATTGTATTTATACCCAACACCAGATGGTGCACACACTTTTAAGTATTACGGTTTAACTAAAATACAAGACGCGGGTGATTATAATGATCAACTAGAAGTTCCTACAAGATTTTTACCATGTTTAACTTCTGGTTTAGCTTATTACACTTCTGTAAAAAAAGCTCCAGAGAGAACACCTTTACTAAAACAATTATACGAAGAAGAATGGCAACGTGCTTCGGAAGAAGATAGACCACGTTCTAGTTTCTTTGCTACACCACAGAGAGGGTATATCTAATGGCTCACGCTTCTGGTAAATATGCAAAAGCAATATCTGATCGTAGTGGTATGGAGTTTCCTTACAAAGAGATGGTTAAAGAATGGAATGGTTCTTTCGTTCACAAGTCTGAGTTTGAAGCAAAACATCCACAACTTGAAAGACAAAAACATGCGGCTGATGCACAAAGTGTTAAAGATGGTAGACCAGATAGATTAGAACCTATAACTGTTTTTGTCGGCGGTGCAGGATTCTTTGAATACGAAAACTCTATGGAACCTTCAACAAGTAAAAAACAACCTTTAGTTGTGTCATCTATTGGCATAGTATCAGTGAGCGTATCATAATGACAACAACATATTCAGAACTAGTTACACAAATAAGAGATTATACAGAAGTTAGTAGTAGTGTTTTATCAGACTCTATTGTTAACGATTTTATTCAGCACGCTGAAAATAGAATATTTAGAGATGTAGATTTAGATGTTTTTAAATCACATCAATCTGCAAATTTAACAGCAAGTAATGCTTTTTTATCTTTACCGGGTGGCGCGTCTCCAGATCCAACATCGCTTGGCACCGTTAGACACATGCAAATATTTGCACCCTCTGGAACATCAAGGACATTTTTAGAACAACGCGATATTAGTTACATGAACGAATATTGGCCAGATCGAACTTCTACAGGGACCCCTAGATACTGGGCATGGTGGGATCATAATACAATTTATGTTGCACCAACGCCCGATGTAGCGTATAACGTGGAGTTAGGAATTACTAGATTACCAACAAGACTTTCTAGTAGTAATTCAACCTCTTGGTTGGGTAATAATGCTCCGGCACTATTGCTTTATGGGAGTCTTGCAGAAGCCTTCAAATTTTTGAAGGGACCAGCAGAAATGCTGCAATTATATGAACAATCATATCAACGGGCACTTCAAGAACTTGTCATAGAACAACAAGGAAGGCACCGAAGAGATGAATATATGCATGGGGCGTTACGTACTCCTCTGCAATCACAGAACCCATAGGAGGATAAAACATGGCTATAACTCAAGCTGTATGTACAAGCTTCAAACAAGAATTGCTACAAGGAACGCATAACTTTACTGCTTCCAGTGGTGATACTTTTAAAATAGCATTGTATACAAGTTCCGCTTCTTTGGATGCAACTACAACCGCTTTTAGCACAACTAACGAAGTCTCTGATTCTGGAACATATAGTTCTGGTGGAGGAACTTTAACAAGCGTAACTCCAACAACTTCTGGAACTACAGCTATTTGTGATTTTGCTGATATATCTTTTACATCAGCTACAATCACAGCAAGAGGTGCTTTAATTTACAATAGCTCTGACTCTAATAAAGCAGTCGCTGTTTTAGATTTTGGTGGTGATAAGACATCTACAAGTGGAACCTTTACAATTCAGTTTCCAACGGCTGATGCAAGTAACGCTATATTACGATTGGCATAGGAGAATAAATGGCTTTAGTCATTAATGATAGAGTAAAAGAAACTTCGACTACTACAGGTACGGGAGTTTTTTCTATTGGAAATGCTGTAACTGGTTTTGAAACTTTTTCTGCTGGTGTTGGTAATAGTAATACAACGTATTATTGTATTGCTCATCAAGATCAAGATGAGTTTGAAGTAGGGTTAGGCACATTAAACGGTGACAGTTCTACATTAACTAGGACCACTGTTATATCTAGTTCTAATAGCGATAGTGAGGTTAACTTTAGTTCTGGTACAAAAGACGTATTTTGTACAATACCGGCAAGTAAATTAGTATTTGAAGATGCAAGCAATGATGTGACGATAGGTCGTAACCTAACAGTTACAGGAGATTTAACAATTACTGGTGATGATATCACCATGAATACTAATACTAGCGGTGCAGCTCTTATTGGTGATGGCACAAATTTTAATCCTGTTGCTATATCTGGTGATTTAACCATAGCGACAAATGGAGCAGCGTCATTAGCAGCGGCACAAACAAACATTACTTCTTTACTGGCAACTGATATTAAAATTGGTGAAGATAATCAAACAAAAATAGATTTTGAAACAGCAGACGAAATACATTTTTACGCTGCAAATGCTGAACAGGTATTTGTATCAGATGGAGTATTTGGTCCACAAACAGATAGTGATGTTGACCTAGGGACTAACTCTGTAAGATTTAAAGATGCTTACGTTGATTCAGTTACAGTAACTGGTGATGTAAGTGTTGGTGATGATCTTACTGTAGAGGGCGGTGTTATCGATGTTAAAAATACAGGGGCACAATCCGTAGTAAGATTTTATTGTGAGTCATCAAATGCTCACTATGCACAAATACAAGCTCCGGCACACTCAGCTTTTTCTGGTAACACAACATTAACTTTACCAGCAACAACAGACACAATTGCAGGTATAGCTGCAACACAAACATTAACAAATAAATCAATAGATTCAGACAACAACACAATTACAAATATTGTAAACGCAGATATTAAATCAAGTGCAGCAATTGCTGACTCGAAACTAGATACTATTTCTACAGCAGGTAAAGTTGCTTTAACAGCCTTAGAAATAGATGGTGGATCAGACATTGGAGCAGATTTAACTACTTCTGATTTAATAATTGTAGATGATGGAGCCGGTGGAACAAATAGAAAAGCGGCGCTATCTCGATTAACAACTTATATGGCAGGTCAAGGATTTTCAACAGAAGACCCAACGGCACTGGCAATTGCTTTAGGATAATAGGAGGATAAATGGCTAATACTTTTAAAGTAGTAACAAAAGCAGGAGTTACCAGCGTCGATACTATCTACACTGTTGCCAGTTCTACAACTACAGTAGTTCTTGGTGTTATGGTAGGTAATACAACAACTGGTCAAATCACTGCAACTGTTACTTTAAGTTCAAATACTTCTAACAGAGCAGGTGCAAATGATGAGGCTAACCAAGATGTTGAGTTAGTAACTAATGCGCCGATCCCTGTTGGTGGTACTCTTGAACTGCTTGCGGGAAATAAAGTCGTAATGGAAGCTACAGATCTGTTAAAATTAACAGCATCTGGTGCGGCTGATATTACTTTGTCAATAATGGAGATAACGTAAAATGGCTTTTATAGGTACACCTTTAGATACCAGAAATACTTTTCAATCTATTGTAGGCAAGAGGTTTGATGGTGATGGAAGTACAACTGCATTTACTTTAGATGTAGCACCTTCATCAACTTTAGATATTGAAGTATTTGTTGGTAATGTACGTCAAGACCCTAACTCAGCATACACTTTATCTGGAACAACACTAACGTTTACTGGTGCACCTCCTAGCGGCACAAACAATATTTATGTTGTTCATCAAGCAAAAGCTGTGGGTACTATAGGAATACCAGATGATACTATTTCTGCTAGAACTTTAGTTACTTTAGATAATTCTGCTGACCATGTATTAATAGAAGATGCTACTGATGGTGCTCTTAAAAAAGCATTAATACCCGGAGCTTCATTTGCAGGTATTGATGACCAATCATCTTCTAATGATGACCAACTAACAATTACAGACACAGCAGTAGTAATTAACGAAGATTCTGATGATGTAGACTTTAGAGTAGAGTCTAATGGTAACGCTAATATGCTATTTGTTAGTGGCGGTAATGACGTTGTAGGAATTGGAGCTGAAGGCGATTTAGGTGTAGGACTTCATATTAAATCTGCTGATAGTGGTGCAAGTGTTGGAGTTGCGGCTGATGAATTAGTTATTGAAGGAAGTGGAAATAGTGGAATGTCAATTCTTTCTGGTACTTCTCATATCGGAGGAATGTATTTTGCAGATAGTGGAGATACCGACATTGGAAAAATAGAGTATGACCACTCAGACAACACTATGAGATTTACTACAAATGATTCTGAAAGGATGCGTATAAATGGAGATGATTTTATAGTAAGTCGTGCAAACAATTATACTAATAATGGAACAGGTGGAGGTAGTGGAGTTAAATTATCTGATGTTGGTGGTACTAGAGGAGAAATAGGAGTAGAAAAAACTGGCACAAGTGCGGCAGGAATGATTTATTTTTATAATGGTAATGGCAATGTAGGTGGTATTGTAACTGATGGTAGTTCAACATCATACAACACATCATCAGACTACAGATTAAAAGAAAATGAAGTAGCTATATCAGATGGTATAACAAGACTTAAAACTTTAAAGCCTTACAGATTTAATTTTAAAGCTGATAAGGATAAAACAGTAGATGGTTTCTTTGCACATGAAGTAACAGCAGTACCAGAAGCAATTCAAGGTGAAAAAGATGGTGCAGAAATGCAAAGTATTGACCAAGCTAAATTAGTTCCTTTACTGACAAGTGCTTTAAAAGAAGCAATAACAAAAATA